TTCCTCGACCTCGACAACCTCATGGATCGGTTCAAGGATCCGACCCTCGCCAGGTACGAGTACGAGCGCTATCACCTGAACCGATGGGTCAGCGCCCCTGATGCTTGGATCCCGCTCGAGACGTGGATGGCGCGTCGGCACCCGAAGGGGCTCATCGAGCCGCCGATGGGGACCGCCATCTGCCTCGGCTTCGACGGCTCGAAGTCCCGCGACTCCACGGCTCTGTACGGCTGCACCCTCGACGGGCACGTCTTCCGGGTCGCGGTGTGGGAGCGCGACCAGCGTGATCCGGAGTGGACGGTCCCGCGGGCGGAGGTCGACGCGGTCGTCGCCAGGGCGTTCCGCAAGTGGGACGTGCGCCTGATGAACTGCGACCCGCCCCGCTGGGAGCGCGAGGTCGAGGATTGGGCCAACGAGTACGGCGAGCTCCGGGTCCTCGCCTTCGACACGGCCGTCGGTGAGCGGATGGCGCCGGCGGTCGGCCGGTTCCACGACGCGGTCGCCGAGGGATCCATCACCCACGACGGCGATCCGGTACTCGCGCGCCACATCGCCAACGCGCGCACGAAGGAAACCCGCTGGGGTCTCGTCATCACCAAGGAGAACAAGGACTCGCCTCGGCGCATCGACGCGGCGGTGTCGGCGGTGCTCGCGTTCGATGCCGCGACCTCCCCACTTCCCACCCCACCCAGCAAGAGGGCCTACTCATGGTGACTGAGATCCGCAGCGCAACGACGCCGCTCATCCCCGAGGAGTCGTCGAAGTTGATCGCGACGCTCTCCAAGCGTCTCGACGACCGGGCTTCCCGGGTGCAGAAATACCAGGACTACTACGACGGCCAGCAGCGGCTCGCGTTCGCGACCACGAAGTTCCGTCAGGCGTTCGGCAACCTGTTCGGTGCGTTCGCCGACAACTTCTGCGCCCTGATCGTCGACGCGGTCGAGGAGCGCCTCGATGTCGAGGGGTTCCGGATCGGGCCTGGCGAGGACATCGGTCGCGGAAAGGTCGTGTCGAGCGACAAGGAAGGCGACCGCCTCGCGTGGCGCATGTGGCAGGAGAACCAGCTGGACCTCTACAGCCAGATCGCGCACACGAGCGCGCTCATCAAGGAGTGCTCCTACGCGCTGGTCGGCCCTGGCGCATCTGCCGACAAGGCCGAGATCACCGTCGAGGACCCGTCGCAGGCGATCGTGATGTACGAGGCCGGCTCCTATCTCAAGCGGCGAGCGGGCCTCAAGCGGTGGATCGACGACGCCGGGTATCTGAACGCGACCCTGTACCGGCCGGAGTACATCGAGAAATACATCTCGACGTCGACGGTTCACACGGAGTCGAACGATTGGGGCTCGACCAACGTCACGTGGACACCGCGCGAGGTCCCGGGCGAGAACTGGCCGCTCCCCAACCGGCTCAAGACCGTGCCGCTCGTCCCGCTCGTCAACCGGCCGCGCCTCGACGGCACCGGCCAGTCGGAGCTCAAGAGCGTCCTGCCCATCCAGGACGCCATCAACAAGCTCGTCATGGACATGATCGTCGCCTCGGAGTTCTCGGCCTATCCCAAGCGGTTCGCGACCGGCATCACCATCGAGATCGACGAGGAGACAGGCGAGCCGTCCGGCCGGCAGTTCGACGCCGCGGCGGATCGCATCTGGGCGTCGGAGAACGAAAACGCTCACTTCGGGACGCTCGAGGCCGCCGACCTCGGGCCGTTCGTGTCCGGGGTCGAGATGCTCATCCAGCACCTCGCGTCCGAGTCACGGACCCCATACCACTACTTCCTCCAGCACGGCGGTCAGCCGCCGTCGGGCGAGTCGCTCCGAGCGTCGGAGACCGGCCTGGTCTCCAAGGCCGAGCGCAAGCAGCGGTATTTCGGTGAGGGCTGGGAGGAGGTCATCCGTCTCGCGTTCCTCGCGACCGGCGACTCCGCGCGCGGAGCGGTCTCCGAGTCGGAGACGATCTGGAAGGACGCAGAGAAGAAGACCGAGAGCGAGCACGTGGACGCGCTCGTCAAGCTCCAGTCGATCGGCGTCCCGCAGGAGCAGCTCTGGTCCGACGCCGGCTACTCGCCGACGCAGATCGAGTCCTTCCTCGAGATGCGCGCGCGTGAGCCGCAGGTGCCGGTCAACAGGATCGTGCCCAACAAGGTGCTCGAGACCGCGACGTCCCCGGTTGGTACTCCGAACCCGGCCGGCGGAGCCCCGACACTCTGATGGCCGTCAGCGACAAGCCGTGGAGCCAGTTCAAGCCGGCCGACTACGGCGAGCCACAGCGCTACTGCTACTACAGCCTCATCAACGACAACGTCGTTCCGAAGGGTGAGTGGGTCGCCGAGGCGTGCAAGCTCCCGGTCTACGAGCCCAACGGCGACCTCAATCGCAACGCGGTCCATGCCGCCGCGGCCGCTCTCGCGGGCGCGCGCGGTGGCGTCCATTCCAGTCCCCAGGCGAAACGGGCCGCCGCCAAGAAGCTGATCCGTCTCTACGGTCGGCTGAAAGAGCCCGTCCCCGACAGTCTCCGGCGGATTGCCGGATAGTGAGAAATCGGTTCTCACCCTATTGCAATCGAAAGGATCGAGTGCATAATGGCTTCGACAACTAACGCGGGCGCGACGCCCGCCGTGGAAGGTGCGACGCCTTCCCAGCAGCCACCGGCAGACGGATCTCCCGCGAACGGTACGCAGCCCGCGACAGGCGCGACCGAAGGCGACGAGGCACTCGGCGAGGGTGGCAAGAGCGCTCTAGAGAAAGAGCGAGCCGCAGCCCGTGAGGCCACGAAGCGAGCCGAGAAGGCCGAGCGTGACCTGAAAGTGCTCCAAGACGCCAGCCTCAGCGAGCAGGAACGGCGGGACAAGCGTCTATCGGAGCTCGAGGGCGAGAAGACAGCCTGGGAGACCGAACGGCAGGACTGGCAGACCCGAGAAGCAGTCACCGTGACCGCCCTGCGGTTGGGGTACGCGGATCCCGCAGACGCCTACAGCCTGATCGACCGATCGGCCCTCGAGTTCGATGACAACGGGAAGCCGAGGAACGTGGACAAACTCCTCTCGGATCTCATCGCAGCCAAGCCCTACCTCGCCGGCTCGAGCCGACCGGGAGGATCGTTCGACGGAGGCCCACGTGGCGCCCCGGCGACAGGCGTGAACATGAACGACATGCTCCGAAGGGCGGCCGGCCGGACCGGCTGACCCCAACCTCAACCCCGCCGGCCCGAGTGCGAGTGAAGGCCGGAACCACGGGCTCTCCTTACTCGCGGGAGTACCCAAATGGCGTACACGAACATCATCAGCCGGACCGATGCAGCGGCAGGGATGCCGGAGGATGTCGCGTCCGCCATCATGGGCGAGGTCGAGCAGTCGTCCGCGGCCATGAAGCTGTTTGCCCACTACAACATGCCGCGATCGCAGACGCGCATCCCGGTCATCTCGGCGCTCCCCGTCGCCTACTTCGTGAACGGCGACACCGGCCTCAAGCAGACGACCGAGGTCGATTGGGCGAACAAGTACCTCAACGCCGAGGAGATCGCGACCATCGTCCCGATCCCGGAGGCCGTCCTCGACGACCTCGCGTTCGACGCCTGGGGCGAGATCAAGCCCCGACTCGTCGAGGCCATCGCGCGGACCTTCGACGCAGCCGTCTTTTTCGGCACCAACAAGCCGGCCTCGTGGCCGAGCGACATCGTGACGGCCGCCACCGCCGCCTCGAACACCTACACCCGCGGCACCAACAACACCGCAGCCGGTGGGATCGGCGCCGACGTCAGCAACGTCTTCGGCAAGGTCGAGGCCGACGGCTTCGATCCCAACGGCGTCGTCGCGACCCGGACCATCAAGGGCCTCCTCCGCAACTACCGCGACTCGCAGGGTCGCGCGAACGACCCGCGTGTCACCGAGACCACCGCCTACGGCACGGACGTCCTCTACCCGATGCGCGGCCTCTGGCCGACCGGGTCCGGTGCGGCCGAGCTCATCGCCGGTGACTTCACCGAAGGCATCGTCGGCATCCGTCAGGACATCACCTACAAGGTGCTCGACCAGGCCGTCATCCAGGACGGCTCCGGCACGATCATCTACAACCTCGCGCAGCAGGACATGGTCGCGCTCCGCGTCGTGACCCGGCTGGCCTGGCAGGTCAAGAACGTCATCAACTACGACCAGCAGACGGAAGCGAGCCGCTACCCGTTCGCCGTCCTCCTCGCCCCGTAGGTCGGGCGACCACTGACACGGGCGGCCCCCTCGCGGGCCGCCCACTAACCCTCCCGACAGGAGACGTCCACGATGACCGATTACGCACCCTTCACCGAATACCTCGGCGCACAGGTCGCATCCGCCGCCGCCGCGGCCGATGCATCGGCGCTCCTCGTCGCGCCAGTCGACGGCAAGATCGCGTCCGCCAGCATCGTTCCACTGACCGTCCTGACCGGCGCGAACACCGATAGCCGGACGGTCCAGGTGTTCAACCGCGGACAGGCCGGCGCCGGCACGACTCTGGTGGCATCCAAGGCGTTCACGTCGGGCGTCAATGCCGCCGTCGAGGACGAGACCACCATCACCCTGTCGGTCACGGCCGCAGACCTGGTCGTCGCAGCTGGCGACGTCATCGAAGTCAAGAGCCTGCACGTCGGCTCGACCGGCCTCGCCGGTCCGCAGTTCCTCGCGCGGCTCGGTTTCCAGCGCGCGCTGGCCTAACCCCCCCCCAAGTGGCTGACGAGGAGAGCCGCGCCGCCGAGTGGCGCGCACAGCAGGTGCGCCGAGCGCGCTTCGAGCGCGAGAACGCCATCCGGTTGCGCGGCTCTCAGCCAGCCCGCCGAGCTCTACAGGCCGCCTGGTCGGCGGTCATCAACCGAACGCGAACGGAGGACAACCAATGACAGCCAAGAACGCTGGTCAGGATCAGGTCCAGGCCAAGGTCGACAAGGAGACCGAGCAGGGTTTCCGCGGCGAGAAGGTCGATCCGACCCCCGACCACGCCTACACCGTTGCCGGAGTCACCGCCGGCGCACCGACCCCGGAGACCGACGACGCAGCCGCCGAGAAGGCTGACGCGGCCGCCGAGAAGGTCGCGGACAAGCTCGCCTAGCCCAAAGGGGACAGACGACCAGTGGATGAGGCTACGGCGCGGACCCGACTCGAGGCGATGATCGCCTGGGACCAGGAGCCCGCGCTCCAGTCCGGGGATGTCGACGAACTGCTAGTGCTCGCGCGACGCAGCGACTCCTCGTTCCGATGGCACACCGACGATACCGAGCGCGCCGCCTCCACGGCGTACGCGCTCGGGGATCGTCGCGTCCCGGCCATCGGCACCCGGAACGGCCACATCTACGTCATCACCACCGCGGGGACCACCGGCGCCAGCGCCCCGGTGTGGCCGACGGACACCGGCGCGACAGTCACGGACGGAACGGCCGTGTGGACGGAAGACGGCGACTCTTGGTCGCCGACCTACGACCTCAATGCCGGGGCCGCCGAGGGCTGGCGATGGAAGGCAGCTCTGGTGGCCGGGCAGTTCGACTTCGCGACGGACCAGCAGACCTTCAATCGGACCGGCAAGTACAAGCAGTGCATCTCGATGGCCGAGCACTACGGCAAGCGCGTGAGCGGATCGCTCCGCGTCGGGGGCTCCCTGCCGGTCCTGCCGACCCCGATCATCCCGGTCCCGGCCGACGACCTCACCGTCTGAAAGGAAGTCATGGCAGAGCATCGCGTCATCATCGAGCACAAGAAGGACGGGCGCCGCTACAGCGTCCCGGAGAAGGATCCGCGCGCCACCGGCGAGGAGCCTGGTTGGAAGGTCGAGGGTCCCGAGGTTCCGGAGTCGTTCATTGCGACCGGCATCCCGGCGCCGAAGCGTCCCCGCACGCGCCCGCGCGCGAAGGCGGCCGCCAAGGTCGCAGGATCGCATCCGGGCGGCGCTGCCAGCGTTACCGAGCCCGTGCCCGGCACCGACAACGACGTGGCTGTCGAGGCGGAGGGCTGACCGATGCTGTCCGTCGCAGACCTGGCAGGGATGAGGGAGACCGTTGACTCGGCTCTCCCGGATACCTGCACGGTCATCGACGACGTGCTGACATCGGACGGCGCCGGCGGGCAGACCGTAGGGAGCACCACGACCGCCACCTATGCCTGCCGGATCGCGCCTCGCCTCGCGACAGGCACGGGCCAGCTCAAGGACGCCGAAGTGCTCGGCGCCGGGCGGATCACCATCCAGGCGCCGTGGCTCATCACGATGCCCACTGGTGCCGTCGTGAGCGCCACCAGCCACATCGCCGACTCCCACGGGCGCCACTTCGAGGTCTTCGCCGTCCTCGCTCCGCGGTCGGACGAGCTCTCGGTGATGTCCCTCGCACGGCTCATCAACGAGGGAGATGGCTGATGCCGATGGCAGGCGTGGCCGGGCGGCGAGCGCGGCAGGACCCGATCGGCGAGGTCCGCATGAAGCGGGGCCGCAAGGAGTGGTTCAACGACTTCCCCCGGATCATGAAGCGCTGGCCCGAGGCCGTGTCCGAGATCGTCATCGAGACGACCGAGGAGCTCGGCCGCTACGCGGCCATGATCGCGCCGGAGCAGGGCCAGTCCCGCGGGCGACCGCACGGCTCGTGGAACGGCCGCCCCGACGTGGCACCCGGCACCCTCAAGCGTTCCATGAAGACGCGGTACTACAGGCGACGTGGAACGGACATCACCCTCACCGGCCGGGTCGACTTCAAGGCGAAGGACCCGACCGCAAAGGAGCCCAACCACTCGTTCGCCAAGGCGGTCGAGGTCGGCTCCGTCCGAACGAACCGCAGCATCGGCAAGGGAGCCGGGCACTACTCGATCCCAGAGGATCCCTTCCTCGTGCCGGCTGTCGTCGTCGAGCGTCCGCTGTTTGTCGAGCGGCTCAAGGGACTCGAGGACCGGCTCCGATGAGCGGGTTCGTGGCGTACCCGCGCGCGACCACATGGATGTACGGCGTCCTCACCAGTCCCGCGATCACCGGCGTTCTCGACGTGTACGAGGACGAGGCGCCCGAGGGGGCCACCAGCGAGACGTCCAAGTGGGTCACGTTCGAACTCCTCTCGTCCGGTATGGACGTGGCCGAGGTCGGCGAGCAGCGCATCTGGACCGAGTTCCCGTTCGCGGTGCTCGTGTGGGCTCGCACTCGCTCGACAAAGGATCTCCAGACGATCGCGGACGAGATCGACACCCGACTGCACCGAGCGTCGGGAACGGCCGACGGCGGCTATGTCATCCAAGCCTCGCGCACCCAGGAGCATCAGGAGAAGCGCACGGAAATGGGTATCGAGTACCGCGGGTTGGGCGGTGTCTACAACCTCATCGTTCAGCCGGCATAAGGAGCACCTGACATGACAGATCGCGCCAAGGTCGTCGAGACCGTCCAGTTCGGTCCGGAGTCCACCGAAGGAACCGCCGTCCCGGCCACCAAGAACATCCGGTCCGTGTCCGTCGACACGAAGATCGGTGGCGCGGCCGAGATGTTCCGCCCTGACGGGCGGAAGTACAACACGCTGGCGGTCACGAACCAGGAATGGTCGACGCTCGCCATCAACGGCAAGGGCACCTACACCGAGATCATCTACCTCCTCGCGATGGCGTTCGGGGATCCGTCCGCGGCCTCCTCGGGCGTGGCGGCCAAGACGCGCACGTACGAGGCGCTCGACACGACGCTCCTCACCCCGAAGGCCATGACGATCGAGAAGGGCTCGAGCGTCCGGGCGCAGAAGATCGCCGGGGCGATCCTGACTGACTTCGACATGACGTTCAGCCGCAAGGCTGGCATCAACGTCACGGGCAACGGCATCGGCCGCCTGTTCACCGACGGGATCACCATCACTCCGTCGCTGCCGGATGTTCCGCTCATCCCGATCGCCGGCAAGCATCTCGACTGCTACATCGACTCCACGTCGGCCGGCCTCGGCACCACCAAGCTCCTGCGCGCGTTCAGCATGGAGCACACCCACAACGGGATCTACGGCCCCGTCTGGGCGATCGACTCGGCGCAGACCTCGTACACGGCGCACGTCGACCTCGCGCCGACGACCGGCGTCAAACTCATGGTCGAGGCCGACTCCGCTGGCATGGCGTATCTCAGCCAGTACCGCTCCGACGACCTCCTGTTCGTCCGGATGAAGGCCACCGGGCCGAATATCACGGGCGAGACGAGCATCCCCTACTCCTTCACGTACGACACGTGCGTCGCGATCAAGACCGTCGAGCCGGACACGGATGAGGACGGCGTGACGACCGTCACGTACGACTGCGAGTTCGTCAAGGACTCGACCTGGGGCAAGGCTCAGTCGATCGTCGTCGTCAACAACATCGCGACGCTGTAGGCACCCGTCGTGCCGATCACACTCGAAAAGCTGTTCAGCGCGACCGTCTCGTCCTCGTTCGAGTACATGGGCGAGACGGTCAACCTCGTGTGGGCGCCAGCCCGCTACACGGGCGAGATGTACGAGCTCGCCGAAAAGATGGACCGCGAGATCGAGGAGACCAACGAGGAGATCGCCGCCCTCGAGGAAGGCGAGACCAAGAAGGCCATCAGGCTCCTCGCCCGCGCCCGCCAGGCCGACCGTCGGGGCGTCAGAGCGTTCCTCGCCGCACTCCTCGTCTCGTGGGACGTCATGGACGGCAAGAGGCCGTACCCGACCGACGAGGCGAGCCTCGAGAAGCTCGACCCGGACTTCCTCGCCGCGGCGTTCATGTCGCTCGGATCGGAGAACGAGGCGGACCCTCAGAAACCGGACCCCTCCGTCGAGCCTTCCGAACCAAAGGCGAGTCCGGCGCCGTCCCGCCGTGGTTCACCCTCATCCGGGGAGCTCACTTCCTCCGGGTCGCCCCGTGGGACATAGAGCCTCGCGCGTACGCGACGCGGTTCCATCCCGTGTGGCGCGAGTGGGCGACGATCACAGCGTCGCTGACGGGCGACTGATGCCGTGAGCCTGCAAGCCGCGAACCTCTACGCGAACGTCAGCGTCACGGGCGCCGGCCAGTCCGTCCGCGACCTGAACGCGGTCTCCGGTGCTGTCGACCGCGCCGGGGCGAAGTTCAGCGTGCTCGGGATCCGGGCGCAGGGTTACGGCAAGGGCATCCGCCAGCTCGCCGGCGGAGTCGTCAAGGTCGGCGAGATCATGGCGGCAGGGTTCGTCGTGGCGACCGCGGCCAGCGCCCACTTCGCGTCCGAGTTCCAGGCCAACATGGAGCTCATCCACACGCAGGCGGGTGACTCGCAGGCGGCAGTCGACAAGCTGACCGTGGGCGTCCAGAACCTCGTGCACGAGGTCGGGACGAACCCGGTCGATCTCGCGAAGGGCCTGTACCACATCGAGTCCGTCGGCGTCCGCGGGGCGGAGGCGCTCGACATCCTCAAGGCGTCGGCGATCGGCGCCAAGGTCGGCCTCGCGGACATGGACTCGGTCACGAACGCGCTGACCGCCGTGTGGTTCTCCGGGATCAAGGGCGCCAAGAGCATGACCGATGCGATGGCGATCCTCGACGGCATCGTCGGCGTCGGCAACATGCACCTGCAAGACCTGACCGACTCGTTCAAGTCAGGCATCCTCGGCACCGCGGCGACGTTCGGGGTCGACATCCGCTCGCTCGGCGCGTCGATCGCCACCCTCACGGACGCGGGCGTGCCCGCGAACATCGCGGCGACTCGCCTGAACATGACCCTGTCGCACATGGCCGCGCCCGTCCCGAAGGCGATCGACACGCTCAAGAAACTTGGCATCGGGCAGTACGACCTGGCGAACGACCTCCGAAAGCCTGACGGCATCTTCGTCGCGCTCAAGGATCTCCATGACCATCTCGCCGCGATCGGCGAGATCGGCAAGGACGGGAAGTTGACGCCGAAGGGCGCCGACGACATGACGAAGATCTTTGGCGGCAGCCGGTTCGGCGCCACCGCGATGCAGCTCCTCACCGCGATGGACCGGATCCCGCAGAAATATGACCTCATCACCCAGCGCTCGAACACGTTTGGCGAGAACGTCAAGGCGACGATGGCGACCGCCTCGTTCCATTGGGGCCAGTTCATCGCCGATGTCGAGAACGACGCCATCTCGTTCGGCACGGGCGTCCTGCCGGGCCTCATCAGCGGCCTCGACAAGCTCGACAAGTTCGTCGTCTCGCACCGGCAGGATGCGGTCACGCTCGGGCAGGAGGTCGGGAAGGCGATCGACAAGATCGGCACCGCGATCGACAACATCGACTGGACGCGGTTCCAGCAGGGCTTCGAGGTCGTCAAGAGCGTCGCGACACTCGCGCTCGACATTCTCAAGCAGGTGCCGCCGGAAGCCGCGGTCGCGTTCGCCGGGCTCGTCGGGATCGACAAGCTCTCGGGCGGGCTGTTCGGGAAGGGCGCCGGCAACATCGTCGGCACCGCGATGGGCCAGTTCCTCGGTCGCGGCTCCCCGATGAACCCGATGTGGGTCAAGTCCGTCGACGGGATCCTCGGCGCCGGTGGAGGCGCAGGTGCGGCCGGCGGGATGGGGTTGCTCTCTAAGGCCGTCATGGGCGTGACCATCATCGGCATCACGGCCGAGGTCGCCGACCTCATCCACGGCGCCATCTCGCCATATGGCGGGCTAGAGGGTCGGACGCAGGCCGGGAAGTTGCTCCCCGGCGACCAGCTCGCCTGGCCGTTCGGGCCGAAGAATACGCCCCATGTCGACCTCGGGCCGTTCAAGAACATCCTCGGCGGAGACTCAGCCTTCACAGCCCCGTTGGCCGTCATCAACGCGCGCGGTGGGGTCGGCGATAGCCCATACGGGCCTCGGCCGTTCAGCATGAACGCGCGCGGCGGGGTCGGCGATACTCCATACGGACCGCTGACGACCGCGATCAAGGACAACACGTCCGCGCTCAAGACGAAGACAAAGGCCGACGTCAGAAAGGTCGTCGAGGACGACCGCAAGGCGCGTGGCATCACGGGCGGCGGGCAGTCGATAACGGTGACTCCGCGCCTGACGTTCCTCGCCGGTCATCACTCCGATACGAAGGATGTCGCCGTCGCCGACGCGCTCGCTCTCGGGTTCGAGCGCAACAAGTCCGTGGCGTTCCATTCCGTCGACGCTCTCAAGAAGTCGATCGCGGCGTTGCAGAGCGACCAGAAGACGGTCGGCACCAAGGCGGCCAAGGAGATCGGCGCTGACATCTCGCGCTTGGAAGCCGAGCTCGCACGACGCACCGCCGCGGCTGCCGTCAAGACCGCCGCCGCCGCCGCCATCGCCGGCCAGAACACCGTCACGGCGATCCGCAACCAGGACCTCGTCGCCAACGTCAACGTCCACCCGGCGACCACGATCATCAAACTCAATAGCAAGGCGATCGCGAGCGCCTCGATCGGGTGGACGGCTGACTCGGGGTATGTCGCTCCTGGTTGGGTGCGGGGCGTCTGACGTGAGAGTCACAGTACATGGCGTCGACCGCTCGACGGACTACCAGCCTGCCGAGCTCGAGTCAATCTCGATCGAACTCCTCGCCGACAAGGGCGAGATCGGCAGCGGCTCGGCGCCCCTGCCCGACGACACCGGGACTTACGAGCCGTACGCGGGCTATCAGTTCAAGCTGGATGTCGGCGGCACCGACATCATCGACGGGTTCGTCGGCTCGATCCTGCGCGACCGCGGCGCGGTCGCCGGCGATACCCGCCTAATGAACACCTACGCGCTGATCGACGACAACGCGCTCCTGAACGGCCACCGCGCTGTCAAGTGGAAGCGGCCAGCCGAGACGGATGTAGCGCGGATTACCGCGTTCGTCACCGACTTTCTCGGCCACCTGTCGCTCGACACGACATGGCTCCTTGCGACGCATGCGGTGACGATCCCAGCGAAGACGTACACGAGCGAGAGCCTGTTCTCAGAGCTCCAAACCGACTGCGGCGACCCGACCGGCAAAACCATGTTCATCGAGCGTCGGCGGTTCCACTGGCACCTACCGACCGAGGGGATCGTCTCGGATATGGCGATCGTGCTCGCCGAGGATGCCGACTACGTCGACTCGTTCACGAATATGTCCGAGAACCCACCATCTAGGTCGAAGGACCCGATGGACCTCGCGACCGACGTGCTCGCGATGAATGACTCCGGTCTGACGAAGTCAGCGACCGACGCGACCGCGGCTTCCCGCCACGACGCAGACGGCGCGCGGCACCAGGTACTCGTCACCCAGGCAAACGCCACGGGCAGCCAGCTACAGGCGCTCGCCGACCAAGTCCTTGCCGACCGGAAGGCGGAACGCATCATGTACGAGGGCGAGATCGGTCCCATGACGGCCGAGCAACTCGAGCGGATCCCTGTCGGCTGCCTCATCAACGTCACGGACAAGGTGTGGGGCCTGACCTCATCGACGCAGCGCATCGCCTCCGAGTCAATCAGGTACATCCACCCTGACCTGTTCATGGTCAAGGTCGCGCTCGGGTATCCCGTGCGTATACGT